TTACACCCGAAGTTCCTGACGTACCTGTTGTACCTGAAGTACCGCTAGTTCCCGTAGTTCCTGATGTACCTGTAGTTCCTGAAGTACCCGTTGTTCCTGATGTACCTGAAGTACCATTAACACCTGATGTACCACTAGTACCTGTTGTTCCACTAGTTCCTGAAGTTCCATTTACACCCGAAGTTCCTGACGTACCTGTTGTACCTGAAGTACCGCTAGTTCCCGTAGTTCCTGATGTACCTGTAGTTCCTGAAGTACCCGTTGTTCCTGATGTACCTGAAGTACCATTAACACCCGAAGTTCCCGAAGTACCTGTTGTACCACTAGTACCTGTAGTTCCACTTGTACCTGTAGTTCCACTAGTTCCTGATGTACCCGAAGTTCCGTTAATACCTGAAGTTCCACTCGTTCCGGTTGTCCCAGAAGTACCTGAAGTACCGCTAGTTCCTGAAGTTCCACTTGTACCTGATGTACCATCAATACCTGAAGTTCCACTTGTACCTGATGTACCACTTGTACCTGAAGTACCTGTCGTTCCACTAGTTCCTGAAGTACCACTAGTTCCATCAATTCCTGAAGTACCACTAGTTCCTGATGTACCTGAAGTTCCACTCGTTCCGGTTGTACCTGAAGTACCGCTAGTTCCATCTATCCCTGAAGTTCCGCTTGTACCTGAAGTCCCGCTAGTTCCTGAAGTACCATTAATACCTGACGTTCCACTAGTTCCTGATGTTCCATCAATTCCTGATGTTCCACTAGTACCTGATGTTCCACTAGTACCTGAAGTTCCACTTGTACCTGATGTACCTGAAGTTCCTGAAATACCCGACGTACCACTTGTACCTGTTGTTCCTGAAGTACCGCTAGTTCCTGACGTACCATCAATTCCTGATGTACCTGAAGTACCTGTTGTTCCTGAAGTACCGCTAGTTCCTGATGTACCATCAATTCCTGAAGTTCCACTTGTACCTGTTGTACCGCTAGTTCCTGATGTTCCATCAATCCCTGAAGTACCGCTTGTACCTGAGGTACCTGTTGTTCCGCTAGTACCACTTGTACCTGAAGTTCCGTTTAAACCAGAAGTTCCACTTGTACCTGAAGTCCCATCAATTCCTGATGTACCACTAGTCCCTGAAGTCCCATCAATTCCTGATGTACCACTAGTCCCTGAAGTTCCACTTGTACCTGATGTACCGCTTGAACCTGAAGTTCCACTTGTACCTTGGAATGGTGTTATAAATAATAAAATTTCATGATTATTTGTGAAGTTAGCCGTTCCACTTGAACTAAATAGTGTCACAGGGTAAGTCCAATACGCATTTCCAGCATCGACAGGTGTCCCACTTACAACCCAAATTTGATAGTTATCTGAATTATTTCTATCTTGAATTATAATTTTTTGATTCAACTGTATTAGAGCCAATAATACATCGATATCTTCACCTTCATCGTCAATATGGTCTATATTAATACTCGTTGAGTCTATCAGAGTCGCATTATTCCAAAGTATGTATCCGTCACCCGGGTCTCCTGACTGTGCGTTTGTTTTTGCTCGATATAAAAACACATTAGATGACAATCCATTTACTCCTGAAGTTCCACTTGTTCCTGTTGTTCCCGAAGTCCCACTTGTTCCTGTCGTTCCCGAAGTCCCACTTGTTCCTGTAGTTCCACTAGTTCCTGAAGTACCATCTGTTCCCGAAGTTCCTGAAGTTCCGCTAGTCCCTGAAGTACCGCTAGTCCCACTTGTACCTGTTGTTCCACTTGTACCTGAAGTACCACTAGTTCCTGAAGTTCCATCAATCCCTGATGTACCACTTGTTCCTGTCGTTCCTGAAGTACCTGATGTACCGTCTGTTCCTGAAGTTCCACTTGTTCCTGTAGTTCCGCTAGTTCCTGAAGTACCTGATGTTCCGCTAGTTCCGTCTGTCCCTGAAGTCCCTGAAGTTCCGCTAGTTCCTGTTGTTCCTGAAGTTCCGCTAGTTCCATCCGTTCCACTTGTACCTGAAGTACCTGTTGTACCCGAAGTACCACTAGTTCCTGATGTTCCGCTTGTTCCGTCTGTTCCGCTAGTTCCCGAAGTACCATCCGTACCTGAAGTACCGCTAGTTCCGTCTGTTCCGCTAGTCCCTGAAGTACCATCTGTTCCGCTTGTTCCTGAAGTTCCGTCTGTACCTGAAGTTCCGCTAGTTCCATCTGTACCTGATGTTCCTGATGTACCATCCGTTCCACTTGTTCCTGAAGTACCACTTGTTCCATCCGTACCACTAGTTCCTGAAGTACCATCTGTTCCACTAGTTCCTGATGTACCTGTTGTTCCCGAAGTTCCGCTAATTCCTGAAGTACCACTTGTTCCTGTCGTACCTGATGTACCGCTAGTTCCATCTGTTCCGCTAGTTCCTGAAGTACCATCCATACCCGAAGTGCCACTGGTTCCGTCAGTACCTGAAGTTCCACTTGTTCCTGTTGTTCCCGAAGTACCTGATGTACCATCTGTACCTGAAGTTCCACTAGTTCCTGATGTACCATCTGTTCCGCTTGAACCTGATGTTCCACTTGTACCTGTTGTTCCGCTAGTACCACTAGTACCGCTAGTTCCTGATGTACCATCTGTTCCTGAAGTACCATCTGTTCCTGAAGTACCACTAGTTCCGTCTGTACCACTAGTTCCTGAAGTTCCGTCTGTACCACTAGTTCCCGAAGTACCATCTGTACCGCTTGTTCCTGAAGTACCATCCGTACCTGAAGTTCCATCTGTTCCGCTAGTACCTGATGTACCATCCGTTCCACTTGTTCCTGAAGTACCGTCTGTACCGCTAGTTCCTGAAGTACCATCTATACCGCTTGTACCTGAAGTACCATCTATTCCGCTAGTTCCTGAAGTACCCGTTGTTCCACTTGTTCCACTAGTACCTGAAGTACCATCTATTCCGCTAGTTCCTGATGTACCATCTATTCCGCTAGTTCCCGAAGTACCATCTGTACCGCTAGTTCCCGAAGTACCATCTGTACCGCTAGTTCCTGAAGTACCATCCGTACCACTTGTTCCTGATGTTCCATCTATTCCGCTAGTTCCTGAAGTACCCGTTGTTCCACTTGTTCCACTAGTACCTGAAGTACCATCTGTACCGCTTGTACCTGAAGTACCATCTGTACCGCTAGTTCCCGAAGTACCATCTGTACCGCTAGTTCCTGAAGTACCATCCGTACCACTTGTTCCACTTGTACCTGTTGTACCTGATGTTCCATCTGTTCCTGAAGTTCCTGATGTTCCATCTGTTCCTGAAGTTCCTGATGTACCACTTGTACCATCTATTCCACTTGTACCTGATGTACCTGAAGTACCATCCGTTCCACTTGTACCTGAAGTTCCATCAATACCTGACGTTCCTGAAGTTCCGCTTGTTCCTGAAGTTCCATCTATTCCACTTGTGCCTGATGTACCTGAAGTTCCATCCGTACCGCTAGTTCCTGAAGTACCATTAATACCTGAAGTTCCACTTGTTCCTGATGTACCACTTGTCCCTGAAGTACCATTAACACCACTTAGTCCTGAAGTTCCACTTGTACCTGAAGTTCCATCTGTTCCACTTGTTCCCGAAGTTCCATCTATTCCACTTGTACCTGAAGTTCCATCAATACCTGAAGTACCACTAGTTCCGTCTGTACCACTAGTACCTGAAGTTCCATCTGTTCCACTTGTTCCCGAAGTTCCATCTATTCCACTTGTACCTGAAGTTCCATCAATACCTGAAGTACCACTAGTTCCGTCTGTACCACTAGTACCTGAAGTTCCATCTGTACCGCTAGTTCCTGAAGTTCCGTCTGTTCCACTTGTTCCACTTGTACCATCTATACCGCTTGTACCTGAAGTACCATCCGTTCCACTTGTTCCCGAAGTTCCATCTATTCCACTTGTTCCTGAAGTTCCGTCTATTCCTGAAGTACCACTAGTACCTGAAGTTCCATCCGTTCCACTAGTCCCTGAAGTCCCATTCGTTCCACTCGTACCTGAAGTACCATCTGTTCCACTAGTCCCATCAATTCCCGAAGTTCCGCTAGTACCTGATGTTCCATTAATACCTGAAGTTCCACTCGTACCTGAAGTACCATCTATACCACTTGTTCCTGATGTACCTGATGTTCCATCAACACCACTAGTCCCTGATGTTCCATCTATTCCTGAAGTTCCTGAAGTACCTGATGTACCATCTGTACCTGATGTACCACTTGTTCCTGATGTACCATCTGTTCCACTTGTACCGCTAGTACCATCTGTTCCACTTGTTCCCGATGTACCATCCGTACCGCTTGTCCCTGAAGTACCTGAAGTACCATCTGTACCTGATGTCCCTGTTGTTCCACTAGTCCCTGAAGTTCCACTTGTACCTGAAGTACCATCTGTTCCACTTGTACCTGAAGTACCATCTGTTCCGCTAGTTCCTGAAGTTCCTGAAGTTCCTGATGTACCATCTGTTCCACTTGTACCTGAAGTACCATCTGTTCCGCTAGTTCCTGATGTACCATCTGTTCCACTTGTTCCTGAAGTACCTGTAGTTCCACTAGTTCCTGAAGTACCTGTAGTTCCACTAGTTCCTGAAGTACCATCTATTCCACTTGTTCCCGAGGTTCCTGATGTTCCATCTATCCCTGAAGTACCTGATGTTCCTGTAGTTCCACTAGTTCCTGAAGTACCATCAGTCCCACTAGTACCTGACGTTCCGTCAATACCTGAAGTTCCCGAAGTTCCATCAATACCACTCGTACCTGAAGTACCACTCGTGCCTGAAGTACCCGTAGTTCCACTAGTTCCTGAAGTTCCTGTTGTACCTGAGGTACCCGAAGTTCCATCAATACCTGATGTTCCACTTGTACCTGAAGTACCATCAATACCTGATGTTCCACTAGTTCCGGTTGTACCACTTGTTCCTGAAGTTCCGTCAATACCGCTAGTTCCTGATGTACCATCAATACCTGAAGTTCCGCTTGTTCCTGAAGTACCATCAATTCCTGATGTACCACTAGTGCCTGAAGTTCCATCAATACCTGAAGTACCGCTAGTTCCACTCGTACCTGAAGTCCCCGATGTTCCGTCAATACCACTAGTTCCAGATGTACCTGAAGTACCTGAAGTACCTGATGTACCATCAATTCCACTTGTACCACTAGTACCGGTTGTTCCACTTGTACCTGAAGTACCATTTACACCACTAAGACCTGAAGTACCACTAGTACCTGAAGTACCATCTGTACCTGATGTCCCTGTTGTTCCACTAGTCCCTGAAGTTCCATCCGTACCACTAGTACCTGATGTTCCGTCAATACCCGAAGTCCCTGATGTTCCATCCGTACCACTTGTTCCTGAAGTACCATCTATACCACTAGTACCTGAAGTACCATCTGTTCCTGAAGTTCCGCTAGTTCCTGAAGTTCCATCCGTACCACTTGTCCCCGATGTACCATCAATACCACTTGTACCTGATGTTCCGTCAATACCCGAAGTCCCTGATGTTCCGTCAATACCCGAAGTCCCTGACGTTCCGTCAATACCGCTAGTTCCCGATGTCCCATCAATACCACTTGTACCTGATGTTCCGTCAATACCACTCGTACCTGATGTTCCATCAATACCACTCGTACCTGATGTTCCGTCAATACCTGAAGTCCCCGATGTTCCATCAATACCGCTAGTACCTGATGTTCCATCAATACCACTCGTACCTGATGTTCCGTCAATACCTGAAGTCCCCGATGTTCCATCAATACCGCTAGTACCTGATGTTCCATCAATACCACTAGTCCCTGATGTTCCGGTAGTCCCTGAAGTACCTGATGTTCCTGAAGTTCCACTTGTACCTGAAGTACCATTAATCCCTGATGTGCCTGAAGTCCCACTAGTTCCTGAGGTCCCACTTGTTCCACTAGTCCCTGAAGTACCACTTGTCCCTGTTGTTCCACTAGTCCCTGAAGTACCACTTGTTCCCGATGTTCCATTAACACCCGAAGTTCCACTTGTACCTGAAGTCCCACTTGTTCCTGCAGAAGTAGTAACGGTAATATTACCGTTGCCATTATTAGTTACAGTAGCGTTAACAAATGTAATACCTGAAACAGGAAACACTGTAGTAGTACCATCACCAACCGAAAGGGCCGACCCTGTACCTGATGTGAATCCTGAAATTTCTACTTCACTTCCATCACTATTATTAAGTGTTAATGTTTCAGTACCACTATTATATGTACCACCGGTTACAGTACCATTAAATCCTGATATTGATATCGTACCACCTGTACTATTGAATAAATCTAAAGTTGTTGTTGCGGAATAATATGTACCACCTGTTATTTGAATATCAGTTGAACTAACTATTCTCCATTTGGCATTATCTCTTGTAACCCCATTAACACCTTCAATTGTTGACCCCGTCCAAGCTGAAATAAAATCTCTACCCTGTTGAGACCTAGCATTTACTGTAGTAAATGTTGATTGTTGCGTTATAGCGGAACTACCTGTTAAACCCGTAAGACCATTCCATAAAACATCGTAATCAGGTATGTAATATTGATAAACGGTATCGGTTTCATAAACATAGACTTGCATTCCAAGTCTTCTTCTCCCTGACGAAATATTATCAGAATTAAGTGTTAAGATAGTCCATTGTAATCCCGTATTTGGTTGTACCGAAATCTGTATTGGAACAGTGTTTGCTGAAAGTGTTTGAGTACCGGTACCACTAAAAGTCAATTTTAAATTATCTGTGTAATACACCTCTTGATAACCCCCAACTTGTGACACTGAAAAATTAGTCCCTTGTGGATTAGTTAAAGTAACACCTTCAGGTGAATTTAGAAGACTTAATGATGTAGGATTTTTATATGGAAACGCCATTTTATGTTTGATTTTATTATTATTTATTAACTTTTAGTGTCACCTCTAAAATATAGTGAACCTGATAACGGTGTTAGTATTGGTAATATAAATTGTGGACTTACCCATAATACTCGATAAGTTCCAGCAGGTATTGCTGCTCCGGATGTAACAGTCACATTAAGTGCCGTAGTACCAACAATGGTTCCAATATTACTATAAAGTTCATCACCACCAAGATTAGTTCCAACATCAATTGTCATGTCAGTTAAAGAACCATTAACACCGTTTAACGGTATCCAAATAGTATAAAAATACTCTTCAGATGGTGTAACTATTGATGAATTAACCTCTATTGAACCAAATGTGTAAATACTTTGACTAAGACCATTGATTATTTGTCCATTAACTTGAGCTATTGGAGCTTTTAAGTCGTCAGGTTTAACAAAATCACCTGTACCATTAATAAATGATGGTTGATGAGCATAAACATCTAAATCATTACTGTAACTTCCTGAGTTATTATTAGGAACTGTCGCAGAATAATAAGAATACCAATCAATTGCTCCTCCTGTTGTCGCAAAGTTAAGTAAATCAGTATCATCTGTTGAGTTTTGAGGTTCCGCAAAGATATAAGCATAGAACGCCGCCATACTAGGCGTCGGAGTTTGGGTTGGTGTTCCCGTATTTGTAGGTGTATTAGTTGGAGTATTAGTTGGAGTTTCCGTATTTGTTGGCGTTTGAGTTGGAGTTTCCGTATTTGTTGGTGTTGGGGTAGGTGTTAATCCTGACGTACCTGTTTGAGTAGGAGTTGGAGTATTAGTAGGAGTATTAGTAGGTGTCTCAGTATTTGTTGGAGTTTGTGTTGGCGTCGGAGTATTAGTAGGTGTTGGTGATGGAGTAGGACTTATACAATCCACATTCACAACAACTCCATCTAAAAAATTATTTCGAGTTACTGCAGAGTAGTAAATAACATCATCTAAATAAATGTTAAATGGCCCAACTGAATTTGAATTTGGTGTAAGACTAACAAGGTATTGAGTACACTCCGTTACCGTTAATTGTTGTTCGATTTCAGAGGTACACCCAGGTGCATTATTGGTAACAAGAATAGAATATATTGACATTCGATGTTTTTATTAAATAAATACCACGACTATCCTATTTCAGTAATATTAAAATGAAAAATGAAGTTTTTATTCTTTAAGAAAACGACTATACCTCGGTAATATTAATGTTAACAGTACAAGACACCATTTCAATAGTGATGTTAAATGCACAACCAAAGGTACAATCAAGTATTTTAAACATTTCACAATCATTATCATCCACTAACAATAACATAATTTCCGGAGCGGTATTAAATATTGTAGGTATCACAGTATTATAGTCAACTGTTGGTGGTACAGGACCTGTACCAATAACACCTAATAAACTACGATTATTTCCGTACACATCAGCAATGTATACACTAATTGGGTAAGTACCCCCTGATATTTCATCAATTCTAACTTGTGTCATTATGTTAAGCAGATTATATCATATTCAATTATCAAGTCAATTATAATCTCTTGACCTTGTAATGTATCATTACCTCTTGTCGTCTCAATTGTAATTGTATTTTCTAAAGGATTTACTGTAACACTACCAACACCAGGAATACTTAATAATAACTGAGTAATAGTATCATAATATAGATTATCCTGAGGCTCATCACCTAATGATGTAGATGTATAAAATGTCTCACTAGTCGTTAAATCTAATGGAGTCACCGAAACTTTTGCGGTAAAAGTCGCGCTAACTAAATCACAACCTGTATTATCAACGGTTAAATCATAAAATCCTTCATTTAACATTTGTAATAACCCAAATTTAGTTGGAGATTCAATATTAAATACTTCAGAACCCATTACATATGTTTGATATGATGTTAAAGTGGCGTTACAACTAATTGTTGTTGTACGAGATAATGAACATCCGTCACTACCAACAATAGTTAAACTATAAGTACCACCTGTTAACCCTGATACTTGAATTTGTTGTGGATTATTCGGGACGTTATTAGACCAATTAAAACTGAATGGTGTTTCCCCCTGATTAATAAACGCAGTAATTTTTCCCGAATTACCGGTACCACAAGAAGTACTATACAAAGAAAAATCTAATTGACTACTTCCAAGAATTAAAATGTTTGCAGTTTGAATACAATCATCCGCATCCGATACGGTAACAACGTGATTACCCGCAGTTAAATTATTAAAGGTAACTGAAGTTAATGTAGTATCAATAATATCATATACCCCATTATCAATTGAATAATCTAATGGTAAGGTAGAACCCGGAGTGGTAAAAATAGTAACAGCACCATTTGCTCCTCCACAAGTAGTTCCTGATACCTGAGTAGAAATTGTATATTTATTTTCGGCAACTATCGTAGCTTCTTCCATATAAGCGCACCCTGAACTATCACTAACGGCAACAGTATAGGTTCCTGATGATAAATTTGAAAATAATTGAGCTGTTTGGGAACCGCTAATATTTGTTGTATTTCCACCCGGAGAAACTAATGTATAAGTATATGGTGTCACACCTCCAACAACCGAAATTAATATCTCCCCATTAACACTAGAACAAGTCGAATTTGTTGTATTAACACTAACAGAAGACATTGAATTTACCGAGGTAATTGAAGTACTAACATTTAATTGACATAGCCCGGCGTCTGTAACTGAAAATCCGTAACCACCTGACGATAAACCTGAAATTGTATATGTTTGAGAATAAGATATTGACACGTCCCCTGTTGATGCTGAATAATAATAAGGCGCGGTCCCTCCAGTAACGGTTAAACTTATAGTTCCATCCGCGGCAAAACAACTTGGTGGAGTTGAAGTAAATGTCCCAAATCCTAATTGACTAACATTGACCACAGTCGCACTTTTACTTAATTGACATCCATACCCATCCGTAACGGTTACAGAATATCCACCGGCAGTTAAACCCGTTATTGTAGTCCCACTAGAACCTCCATTCCATAAATAAGTAAATGGTGGTTGTCCCGTAATACCGGTAATAGTAATCTTACCTATTGGAGTACCACCACAGGCAGAATTTGGAACCATGTATAATCCGTAATTTAATGGTTCAGATTCTTCAACTATGAAATTTTGACTTCTTCCGGTACAACCTCCAAGGTCCAATACCGTCATATAATAAGTTCCGGCAGTTAAACTTCCAAAAATTACATTATCTTGATTTGTAGTTGCAGATTGACTAAAAACCCCATCACCGTGATAAAGAGAATAATTAGTTGATGAATATTGTGTTGTTGAAGTTCCAGTGACAGACCCGTTATTTAAAGAACAGGTAGTATTATCAACATTTAAAATACTACAACAAACACCACTTGAAACCGGAATGTTAATAAATTCTACTTCATTTTCAGGTAATGTACTGTCATTAACACTAATACTATAAGTCCCACTTACTAAATTTGTTTTAGTAACTGATGATATTACATTAACATCAGTTGATAATACCGGGTCAACCCATTGCACTGTATATGGACTAGAACCACCAGATATAATAAGATTAATTATCCCGTCTGAAGTGTTATTACAATCTCCCGTTACATTTATAATATAATTAAACGCCATTAGTTACTATCACAATTTATTTTTATCTGTATTCCCACATTTAATGTAAGAGTTTCATCCATATTTCTTTCCGTACAAGTTAAATTCGTAATCTTTAATTCATTTCCATTTAAAAAAGGTTCAAAACCATAATCATATAACATAGGAAGATACTGAATTAACGCATTTCTCCATATAGTATTTGTTGGGACATCTGTGTATCCATACCCAACATAAAATGGTTCTTTAATTAATAATTCATTTTCAATTCTTAAATCAACATACCATTCAGTCTGAACAGAATTTTGAGTACAATCATTTAAAGTATACCCATTTTGAGATAACATATTATTAACCCTATTCGCCAAAATACTATTAAAATTACCAACATTAGGGTCACCATTTAACCAAGGGAATATATTAAAATCAGTATACTCCGTGGTACAAGTGTAATCGAATATGTTTGAAATGATGAAACATGGGGTAACAGGTACAGGAATAAATTGACACCCTCTTTGTCTCCTATAAACAAATTTTTGTTTATGTAAGATTGAGTTTTCCATTTTAACACCTGAATTCCAAATTGTTGTTGCAGGTATCATCTGTTCCGCCAACTTCATCCAATAAGGGCCAATACCATTAACATAATCAATTAATTTTTGATATGTATACTTGTTATTTGGTAATCCTACTGTTTGTTGTGATTCAATATATTTCCACCAAATAGATTGTAGTACCGGATATCCACCAGTTTTACCATCTGTAATGTATTGTCTATTTCTAACGTTAATCATATTTTCCCAAAATGTTTGTGAAAATTCAAAGAATGTTTTCTTTTTAGGTTCAGGATTAATATAAGTCCAATCTACACCTCCCGGAACCGGATAACCAACAGTTAAACCTGATTCAGGAAATGGGTAATCGTATTCAACAGATTCTCTCCAAACATCATATAACAACCCTTGAGATGGATTTAAAAATAAATCAACATTTTTAACATTTAAAACTAATTTTTCATTATCAACAAAATAATAAGCATTATAATCCGCACTTGTTGAAACTCTTATTTTAGTATCCTCTTCTAACCATGACTTATTATTATCAACTATTTTTTGTAGTTTAAACCCTTCTGTCATATATGGGAAATCTCTAAAACGGTCTAAATATGGCTGACCATAAGTAAACGGTTGTAATTGAGTTTGGATGTTATAATTTTGTCCGGTATAAACCGCACCTGTAATAACAACCTTATCAGGACTTCTGTGTTGTGGAGTTGATTCATACCAACCAGCCCCAACTTGAAAGAAATAATTTTCAGTATTTACAGGAGCCTTTGGATATCCAAAAACATCTATTGGGTATTCATCTAAACGAATTGAAACATCTTCATAAGTCGCATTTGAAGTATAACCTGAATAAACTCTACCTCTAATTTTATATGTTTCACCCGGTAAGTAAGAAGGAACTCTATCAACATAAGTACCTCCTGATATTGAAGCCCATTGAGTATAGAATTGGTCTAAATTAATTTTTTGGTCGGCTAAATAGATATGTTCATTAAACTCAATTAAAGAATCCGGAGCCCCAATTAATCTTAACATAAATTCAACAGACCTTCTTGTCCCTTTTGATTTAAAAAGGTAAGAGGCATTAAGAATTAAATTACGGTAAAACGCGTAATTTATTTCTGTTGGTGTAAGAGCCCTTGCATAACCAGGGTATGTCGGGGTCGAGGTATTACCAAACACTGAACTTAAAAAATCTTCATCAGTAATTGGAGAGAAATTAGATGTCCAACCTAAGGTTTGGGCTAAGTTCACCAATAATTGAGATGGTATATCATTTGATGGATTATAGTTAACCGAATTCATGTACGCTAAAGCATCAATGAATTGTTTTATTTGGTCAAAACTTCTTCCGTAAATTTGAAATATTTTTTCAACTTTTTGACCCAAAGTATCAAACTCTTTTAGTGAATCTGTAACTAAAAATCTTGAAATTAAGTTTGTTTTAAATGAATCTAAATTAACAGCAATTTCATCAAGTTGAGCTAAATAATCATCAAATAAAAATGAACGGATATCAAGATTCCACACACCATCTTTAGGCCAAGTCACTTGTTGGTAATTGGTGTAAAATTCACCATTTTCTGTTTGAGCCGGTACTTGAAAAACCGCAGTAAACTCAGGTCTTATTAATCGGTTTAATAAAAATTTTTCAACCTCATCAAAACTTTCAGCAAAAACTCTATCAGCAACTAAATCATTAGGTCTGATTTGAAAATCCTCATTTATCGTACTTGCGGTAGTCCCAAATGGTGCACCTGAAACATAAAATGAAATGTATCCTGTACTTAATGTTGGTGATGGTTGGAATGATACAATCTTAAAGATGTCATCATTAATACTAACACAATAATCTAAATAAGTGTTATACAAATTTCGATAAGGTGATGTAGTTATTTCCCTTAAGTTTAAGTTAGTTGCAGCGCTAACTGAGTAATCAATGTCAAAAGGGTTATTAATCCTATCAACATTAATTTCAAAATATGTCTCATCATTAACAGAATCATAAGAAATATTAACAGCAGTCGCACCTGTTACAAATTCTAAGTTATTAAATATTACATCTAAAGACGCAGGAAAATAATGAATTATCTTAGTCGCCGACACTTGAAATCTCTTACGTAATGAACCATACATTGAAAAATTAAGAACTTGGGAAACATCATAATTAGGATAAACCCGAAATTGGGTTGCCATAATTCTTCTACTCTCATTAACATCTTCAATGTTTAATGATTGTAAACTTAACGGTTCGGAAAATGCTCCTACATTAAAGGTTCTATTAACTTTTTCAGTAACCGATGTAGTAAATTCAAAATTACCTTGCGTCAAACCTCCTCCCTCAACAGTTTGTAAACCTACAATATTGTCAGAGAAAGTTGCAGCCCCACTTCCGGGTCTTGGCGGATAAAAATATTTTGTCGTATTTACAGTTACTGCCATTAAGTTGTTATATTTGTAAAGTTTTTACTAAAATCAATATTATTACCTCTATTCTGTCTAACTTCATATAACAACGCATTAAATTGGTCTCTAACCTCGTATAAGTTGTATTGTCTATAAATGTTATTAGCAGAGTCATAGATTGTGTAGATACCATCATCAATTGATTTGGTTTGATTACCATAAAGAGCAATCGCAAGAGATGATATGTCGTATTCAACCATTTCTATCTCCAATGTTACAGGATTAAAAAATGTATTTGAAATTATTATATCTTGGCTTGGTTGACCAATAAACGGTGTTGCGTTTGGTTTGTTCGTTGGAGATGATGATGGTGATAATGTTAAAAACAATAAGTTCGACGCTCCATCAACATATCGATATCTAATCGACTTTTGTTGTGTATTTACCTCATTCGTTACAACAGGTTCACAATAGAAACTCGAAGTAATAACTCTAAAGAAATTTGGAATTTTTGACCCATCTGGATTTAAATATTCAATTCTAAATCCAACTAATCCTTGAGGTACAAATTTATTTTGATATTGTGTCGGAACATTTGCCAAATCAATAACCAACCCTTTAACATTTGGGAGAGCACTTAAAACACCACAATCAGTAATTACAGTTCTAATTTGAGCGGGTCTTAAATAAAGGGTGTAAAACCCTAACGCATTAAACTGACTAGCAGGTAATGTTAAATTATACAACCCACCTAAAACCTCAACACCGGAATTTCCACCTGTTTCCGAATTCTCAAAATAAGGTCTTAAAATAGTTTGAGCATCTAATTTTGTTAGGACAAAGGCATCCGTAACGTCCCTACTTGGGGTGTAATTCATTATGATTTCAACATCCGCTGGTGAAACATCTGACGGTCTTATAGTACCATAGCTTCCAATTGCCATATCTTCTTATTTAATTTATAAATAGTTTAGTTCTTTTTTTCATTTTAGTTTTCTTTGTTAATCACATTAAAAAAACCATATCCGTAATTAATCATATCTCCCAAGTTATCAACCTCACCAAGTCTTTGTATTCTTTCGTAAGCACTATTCTTACCTCTTTCAACAAAAACGTTAGTTTGAACTTGAGCTTGGTCAATCACTTTTAATAACACCTCATCTTTTGTTATTGGAACTGCAGTTAAATTGTTGTCAGTTAATCCTGATGATTGTTCAAAATAAATGGTAGTTCCGTCAATATAATCATAGTAATTAACTGTATTAACTGTATAGGCAGTGTAAATTGAAGTGACATCGGTAATTGCACCCCATATTTGACCATTACTAATAACCGGAAGTCCAATTCTATCATTAATACTTAATGTTCCATACGTCTTTAATTCATTAATTCTCGATTTTGTAACCCCTGAAATTGTGAATGGTATTGAAACATAATTATTTGATGTTTGAGCACTAACCTCATTTACCGCATCCCCTGAAAATATGTAATTATACGAAACAGAAGTACCAATCCAATTACCTGATGATGGAGCAAAGAACGCCTCTCCTTCAGGATTATAGATAACAACATCACTAAAAGGAACAGTAATCGTTTTTGAAACTGTTGTAATCCCCCATGGATTTGTTTGTTCTAATTTAATCGTATATTGTTTAGGTAACTGAGGATATGTATGATTAATTGAATTAGGTGCGTAAGTTGTTATTGTTTCTTTTGGTGAACCATCCCCCCAATCAATTCTATAAGCAGATAACTCTAAAAATTTTTGGAACTCGTCCGAAGTGTTATACACATTAAAAACATAAGGACTTGACGTTGTCGATGAAAATATAAAATTAGCAACTACATTTTTTTGTAATACCGCGCCATCAAAAGGACTATAATATCCCGCATCAACCGCACTTTGTCTTATCAAAATAGGGATTGTCAATCCTGTTAGTAATGAACTACCGTTAACCCCTGAACTAACAACTTGTGTCATTGCAGAATAAACACCAACTTGAATCCCATCATAATCAACAACTGATAAGTCACGAAGAATCGTTTCAGGTGATATTTTAATATTATAAAAATCTTCCATTATACAGGTGGATTAAGGTATTCATACCATTTTATGGGAACTGTGGTCCCGAGTCTCTGTCCATTACTATTAACTACCTGATATGTTTGGTTTTTATAATCCAAATTTACGACATAATAAAATAGTACGTTACTATCAAAATCATATTGATTAGAACCAAGAGCGAAATTTGCTTGAGGTCCTTTTGGTTGACCATTGGTCTCATTATCTGTCATCAATTTAGTGAATTGTCCGGTCTTAGCATTATAAAATTTAGCGGACATATAAAAGGTATTAATATCCAAAAAATTCCTGTTCTTTAACCAATAAAGAAAAAACCCTTCTTTATCACCAACATAATCTAAAACAAATTTTGGTTTTCTAACATCTACAACAATTCTTTGCATTTGAGTTGTCATTTTCAAACCCTGTTGTGTCGGAATAATAACCGTTAAATAATTTGTTTGTTTTTTTTCATCCGTATTATCGTAAAAATCTAATTTAAAAAATGAATTAGAAAAATTGTTTGTATAATAATATAAATCTTGAGGTGTAAATCCCTCACCTAAATAATTTATCTTCCAATTGTTAATATCATAAGTTGAACCTCCCGAATAAAAATAAAACTCATAATTAATTTCAGTATTATTTGTTGTTACATCAGGAGCATGGGCAAATCGACTGATTTCAAAGTCACGCCCAACACCAATTGCTTCGGTAATAACTTCAGTTTCATATTCTTCGATTGCCATATCCAATCCTAAATAATCCCAAGTCAGTCTTACCGGTATATTGATTTGTTTATCAATACCATCAGGTACTATAGTTACTTTATTCACACTCATCAATTAATGGTTTTATCGCAAAATCAGTGCCATATAGGCTCTCGTTATAGTTTATTCCTTCCGGTATTAATCTAAAAGTAATATCCGAGAATGGGTAGTGGGCAGTATTTAAAAACGGATAATCAACTCCTCTTTCTAAATTATCAGTAAAACCATAAGTATACAAATCTCTCCATCTAAATTGTTGGTCGGCACTTGAATAAAACGAGTAACTAGGTACTTGGTCAATAAAATCAATATCACCGGTTTCAATATAATCCGAAAAAACCCTTAAAGTCATACTGTTATGAGGTTGATAATAAAACCCTAATGAATTAGTGTCCGGATTATTCATTGTTTGGAAAACTGTTTGATTATAATTTATTTTATGAAAATATGGAGAAATCACTCTCTCAATTTGCTCATAATCATTCCACTCACAAAAATCACCATCCATCACATCACCCTTCATTAAATCACCATTATAATAGAAAGTTTTAGTAGCACCACTAGTTTGAGTATATGAAGATAATGGAACTGTTGTATTTGATTCATTATTAACTAAATCCCAATATTCATTAACCTCTTTAGTTAAATTAAATTCCCAACCTTGTTTTAATCCCACCCCATATGAAGGTTCATTAAAATATCCGGAATATCCTTTGTTAACAATAGTTAAGAAAATCTCACTTAATGGTCGTTTTTGATTATCCAAATATCCCGCAAAATCTAAATCATACGCCGATGTCATATTATAAGCGTTACTACTTGTTTTTTGAGAGATTCTTGAAATTTGATTAGGTGTTATTGAACTATATTCAAATTGTTTATCTTCTCGAAATACATTCTTTTCAAAACCAATTTTAGTAACAATAATATCATCTAAATTAGTAATCACTTTATGTTCTCTAACATAATATTTTGATTTGGTTTCTGTTAAATTATCAGGATTAATTACTCTTTTAAAAGTACCCATAACATTATCACCAAACGTCGTACCGGTATATCCAATATCTAAAACATTAAATACATACTCATCACTATCAAATAACCCGTTACCCAATGAGTACACTTGGAATATGTTTGAATTCCTATATGTTAAAGATAATTCAACGTACTCATTCGGTGTTAATCCATGAGACCCAATACATTTAAAAGATATTAGACCATTACCATTAATTTCAATATTTTCAATAATAAATGGAATACCTTCTTCAGCTAACCAATCCATATCCCCATTAGGTAAATCAGAATAATAAACCAACTTCTTTTTATAGTTATTAACATGAGGATATGTTAAATAATACATCCAATTATATGTGTAAGCACTTTTTGATTTATAAGGAAAATGTTGATTATCCACAATTGGTCTAAAAAAATCAAACTCATAATACTGTGGAAACCCCTTCCAAGTTCCACTGACAAATGATTGTTCAGGGTTTACATAATACAAATTATATTGGAAAGGTAAAAATGTTGTGGTTCCCGTATAAGTGTTGTCATACAAATACTTAACCTTAAAAGTTGGTCTAAAAACAGTACAACCTTGCCTCTCGTCATCATAAACTTGAGCAAGACTTATTGTGGCACTTCTATCGTATTCCGTTATCTCATGACTTGTTTGGTCTAAAGATATTGAAACTTTTTCATCAACAGAAGGAGCCCCTTTATATTTAAGGTTACTTGGTATTATTGTGTAATTATTCATCTATCGAATATAGTTCTTTAAATTTATCTAAAGCTGTCTCACCTTTTATTAACCCAAAATAGAAATGATTTGGGGCACCAACCAAATATTTTTGAGTTGGAACATCCCAATTACCCGCATCAGCAACATAACTAAAGTCAACAACATTTGTTGCAGTCCCATTAAATAAATATCCACGAGCAAATAGGTCGCTGATACTGTAAATTGATGGAATCATATAACTTGGATTAATAATTGCTCTCCTATCAAGAGACTGATATTTTCTTGAAAAAATGTCACTTGTATTTGTTGCCCAATTATTTCCTTGGTCACCAAAAACACCCGCATTAGGAGTGTCATTTATCCTCCATTGGTAATATGGAACTTCTTGAGATTTAATACCATAAGGATATGTTATCGCGTTTGCGTTATTTGATGGTCTAAAATCAATAACACCTGGGGTTAAGAAATCTTTGTTTTGTAAATCTTGAGTCGTTGATGAGAAAAATACCGCCATTGTTGGGTCACTAGACCCCGCTAATATCTGTACTGGGTCATCAACAGAACCCGTAACTTGATAAAACTCAGGTGAAAATGGTATTACCCCATATTCAGAATTAATCGACATTGATTGTGCTAAGTCCGCATCAATTCTTCTTGAACTACCATCTCGAGTAAATAACTGTTGCAATGAATTATCACCTAACGCAATAATTTGCCCTAAAAATCCCTCATCTGTAATTCTTGAAATAACAAATAAATTAACTAAATCTGATGTATCCGAATAACTTGTAGGTGCTAAACTTTTCATTATGTACCCTTTTGCCGATGGGTCAAAAATTATTTCTTGGTAAAAATCATCTTTTATACCTAAATTAATAATTGTTGTTGGGAATAATAAATTTCTTCTATTTACAGGGTTTCTTAAACCTGATACCGGTCTCCCAATAAATCTACCTAATCCTGAAGTACTATCAGTTATTCTATACGGAGAACTTCTATAATAAAAATTATTAGTATCTTTTTCAAAATATACTACCTCATTAGCAAATCTTGGTGCTTCAGGTTGATTTAATTTATTAAAATAGGTATCAACTTGTATTGGAAATGCATATAAACTACCGTTAACCCAATTATTCATAAATGATTGTGATAATACTCCTCGACATAAACCATAGAAGAATCTAAACCTGAATCCCCATTCTGCGAATGTCCCTAAATCTTGTCCCAAATCAATTAGTGGTTTATTAACCATTATGTAACAACCATTTTCAACAACGTCACCAGCTTGACATCCCGGTTTTACACCAAAGTTCACACCGTTTCCTTGATAACAATCCAATCCAACCATCTCTTCACAAGTACCTAAAGTATTTAATACGTTAGTTGCCCCAATTTGTCCTTCAATATCCGCAGTTACTAAATCAGCACCTAACGAAATTGATGGATTATTAAATAATTGACCACCCCCTCCAATAGGATAAACAGCAAATCCTAGGTTTTGTTGTAATAAACTAACACTACCTGTTAAAATTTCCGCATTATCAATATAATCAGAAGATGGTAATCTATCAGTTCTCATAATAATTTGAGATGAGCTAGTCATATTAACTTCAGATGTACCTGTATATCTTGGATATAATATAGGACTAAAGTATGTTGTTTGAGGTAAACCCCGGAAATACCACTCATCAAATCGCCAAGAAAGAAAACTGTTAACAACATATGGCCCAAAGGACGCTATAATAGCCCCTCCGGATAAATCTTCAGAACCATCATAAAAACTATTAGAAATGCTCGAAGAGTAGAAACGATTATTTGTTTTTGAAGTAACACCTCTTAATGGTGGTGCCCCTAACGGTAAAAAAGGTTGTTGAATATAGTTTGTCGAAACTAACGGATTTATTGATGGAGCTAATGCTGGTGTACTAACTTGAGGTATTGGGTTTAACGATGAGTCCAACGCTCCATAAAACCCAAAATTAGGAGTTGTATACGCAGAATAATTAAGCCCCGGACTTGTTTGTCCCGGAATTCCCGGTGTATAAAAATAAGATGAATAACATATATTATTTTGATTACCATGATTTTGAACCGAAATACCATTAGTCGTTGGTGGAAGAGCTTGTATTGGAATATTCATTCTTGTCATCGCGGTAAAAGTCACCGCATCTTCATTTGGATATCCTAATATACGTCCAATACCATATTTATTCATCATTAACGGAGAATAAGGGTCAACCCCTCTTTGTAAAATAAGAACTTTTTGATTTTCATAATCTTCAAAACTTGAAGTTGGTAATGTATAAGTAGCCAATGACAATGGGTTATTTACGGACCTAGGGATAGGTCTATAATTTGGATAAGTAAGAGGAAGATAATTACCCTCAAAACTACTTTGATAAAAAGTAATTAATTTATTTTCAGCATTTAACGTATTCCAAAAACTTGAACCAGTTTGATTATCACCCGGAAATGAATATTGTGGTTCTCCATTAACAATTGTTTTAGTAATAGTAATAGCGGTCAATACCTGATAATATTCAATATCCGATGGATAAATATAATTTTGACAACCCACACCATAAGTTACCGCAGAATACTCCGCGGTACCACCTGTATTTGTTAAATCAATACAATCAACATTTGTAATACCTGTAACTAACGGAAATTCAGGACTAATAATTCCCTCAGGATTAGTAGTACCTGATGTTTGACCTGTAAATAATAAAGTCACTTTAGAACCCGGACAAGTTCTATAAGTCACAGTTCCCGGTTCGGTTATTGAAATAACCATACTACTCACACATTCAGCCGGATATGCGGGAATATCATAAGTAACAACCGTATCGGAAGTTTGAGTAAGAGCATAACGAACATTAGCAGTAAAAGCACTTGTCTTAAGGATACCATTAATACCATTAACAATATAACCTCCCGATGCTGTGGTTGCAGAATATAAATAATTTTTATCTTTAGTTTTTAATGGGTCAACAAATGATAATAATGTACCCGGAGTTAAATCCGTAGTAGATAATACTGTTAATGTATTATCAAAATGACTTCTTGTACCGTTTGTTGCTAATGAAAAAGTAACTTTAATTTTATTTACATTATCAAAAAATTTCTTTCGAGTATTATAAATATTAACCCTTTCACCAGGAGGTATTGTTGTTCCTTGTGATGTATTACCCCCTCCATCAGGAAATGTGTAAACACCCGAATTATTAGTTTTAAAAATTGTTGGATTTTTTGGTTTAACTGACCGACCAGAAATCGCCTCAGCTTGCATATTTGATTCCAACTGAAAATATGAATCATAATCTTCATTATCAGGACCAATACCGGGCCAAGTACGATTTGGTATTGAAAGACTATTAGCCTCTAAACCAGCAGAATATAAACCAGGTTGTGACAATTGAGATATTAACCCAGGAGATGGACTAGATTCTTCCGTTGCATCCTCTCCACCCGGTTCAGTACTTTCTGGAACACACTCACAAGACTGACAATCAGGATAAGTTATCATTGGTAATTTAATTCTACCAAATTTATAACTAGTAATTTGTTTAAACTTAAAAATTAAAAACGCCGCTGCTAAAGTATACAATAAAGCCATTGCAAAAAACCCGGCAATCAAACCCGCAGTTGCACCAAACGCAGCGGTACCGGCAACCGCTCCTCCAAATAACGACCAATAATTAGTTGCGTTTGCCGTAAAATTTACAATAAGATAAGCAACAAGTATAACCGCAAAATTATTCCATAAAAAGGCTAAAAAATGATAAATTATCAAAACAGGTAACCCAATTAATTGTATTACTTGTAATATTATTGAAAATATAAAAAAGAATAAATCAAAATTTCTAAATCCTTCATTAACCGGGAATTTATTAATAGTGGAAGCACATTCATTACTATCAATTTCTTTAATACCAATAAATCTACCTTTAGCACCATTTTTAAATTCATCAATAAAACCTGAGACAGTATAAACTTTATTAAACTCAAACTGATAAAAAGTATCCTCACAATTTATTTTTTGATTTAAAATATTGTTTTTCAACTCTACAGTAGAAAACCCTTCTGTATATCCTGACCAATCAAGTCCAAAATAATATGAACTTTTTTGTCTCTGTTTATTTTGAGCACTAGCGTTTGAACTAGTAGGGTCACCATTATCCGATGACCACCCATATTCTTTGACATTTGGAACTAAGAAATAAGCACGTCTTGTTTGTTCTGACAAACTAGGAGACTGAGACCACTTAACTTTAAATCTATATTTTCCTTTAGTTGGAATACCTACTGCAGGGTCATTTGAAATTACTTTTTCACCAAATTCATTGGTAATAAAATAATCCAAATTCATTGGTAATTCGGTTAACCAAACCCCATTACCATCAATAATATTACCTGACTTTTCTAATTGGAATAGTTCAAGTATTGGATTACCGTCTGCATCATAATTAATTGTTTGTCGTATTGCTAAAATAGACCCGGGACCCGCAGCCAATTCACATAAATTACCCATATCGTCCTTTGGCTTGGCATTTCGTCTAAGTCTCTGTGAATCAGCAGTTGAGTAAATAGACCCCATGAATACCGAAGTTGGTTGTATGTCTATATTGGCATCATCTCTAAGGTCAAAGTCAACACGGTTAACCGCAATTTGGCATATTTCAGGGTCACCCCATAATGGCGCAACCGATAAAGTTCTTGTTAAACTTACAATTTGTGGTAATGACGATAAATCATTTGAGGTTTTAAAACGGTTACCGGCAACTTGACCTTCAGTTGCTAATCCCATTCTAATTAAATCCTGAGGAGTTAAAGAAAATTCCCCAATATCTGATAAGTCAACATCCATTACTAAAGTTTGCGACCCTAATGGAACCCCCATTATCATATAGTCACCACTCTCGTTTGTTTTTGTTGTGTATTTGTAGTATTTGTCGTAAATTTCAACCGCAATTCCATCGGTTAACGCATCATCTCTTGTAGGTAAAGTACCTGTTGCTGCGTGAGCAGAATATGACTTTTCATAAGGTAAAAGATTATACCTAAAACCATCTTCATTTTTATCAGTTGGAGATTTATAAGGGTAGATACTTGATATCAGTGGATTAGATTCATCAACCGATGATATTGGGATAAACACTGATACTCGGGCATTTGGAATACCAAAACCATTATTTGCAGTAACCCTTCCAACAACAACACCGTATTCTGAACAACTTCTACTATAAACGTCAGTTTGTTGTATTTTTAACGATAAGATTTCTAAGAACTCAAAATCTTGGTCTAACTGAACATTAATTGTTTTGTTAATACCTAATTCGGTTCTAATTCTATATGACTGACCCATTCAATTCCTTTAATTTATAAATAGTTTATGTGTGATTTTTCAAATTAACACACACCATATTTAATTATAAACTAGTTAAGCCAGAAATAAACCTGTTAAGAGAAGGTAACTGATTGGAAATTTTTAACAGACACTCTAATATCTTTGTTAGGATATCTAACTTGGTACACTTGGGATGGTTGTGCAAAAATTGTATCATCAACAGTTGCAATTTCTTTAGTTTCAGCATCCGAATATTCCATAGATGTTTCGGCAGATGAATATTGACCTCCAACATTATTATAAACGTTTAATCCCGCAACGGTTAATACACCATTTTGATTCTGAACAATACTTTTTAATTCAGATAAATAAACATTTTGACCTAACTCTCTTGTTTGAGGATTGAAGTAAGTTGAAATTCTGTCAACAACATCCGAAATAACTTGTCCTGAATTTTGAGCAGAATCTAAAACAATCTGAACATCAATACTCAAGTCAATTACTTCAGCCGTTAATATTGAAATATAATCATTCATCATTCTATAGTTTGATAGATAATTTGCAACATTCTGTCTTAAAGTATCCGACACAATACTTGTTAATTTTCCTGATGTATCATAAGATAATAATTGAATTAATATCTTATTATTATTTTCCGTAATTGAAACTTTCGCAGGTGCTCCAAACTCAGCCGGCATATTTCTAATAATTGATTCATAATCTTGAACCGTAACCGCTCTTTTTTGAGCCGAGAAGTTAAACGATACATAGTTTCTAATCTCTTCTAATGACGGTACTCCAGAACCCCCAATAGCTGCAGTCACGTTGTTACATCTTAATGAATTAACCACGGATGAGTTTGTTGTTTCAGATGGTCCGTTTACAAAGAAGTTTACAGTACCAATTTGATTAATAACATTTGTCCCTAAATTTGTTGCCAATCCACCACCAACTCGATATTGAATGAATAGTGTTGAGTTAGGAGTTAACGCAGACCCTAATGAGAAATTGTTTGAATATCTTTGTAAATCAATTGTTGCACCAACTGTTGTAAATTGGTCTAATGAATCTTGAGCGGTATTTGTACCACCACCAAATGTCATTTTTTTAAATCCTTCTGGGGTATATTCCGTTATAAATCTATTAGATGTTTGGATATACTTTCCAACCTTAATACCCGGTTGGTCTGATACTTTTGTTGGGTCTTCGATGAATACTCGGTCTTCCGCAAGTGCGTCAACCTCATACCATTTATTAGATGCCCCTAAAAATTCCGCAGTAGATGGAACATTGGTATATTCGGTACCACTTTTCAGTAATACACTTGTAATACCTAACACATTTTTTTCAGGTAAGAATAATTCAAAGAATGGTTTAACATCATTTGGAGTAATAACTCTTTTGAATACTTTGGTAATACCATTAACAACTAATTCTCTTTTAGTGATTGTATAGTTAATTAAGACATTATTGGCATTGAAGTTAGGTATTTTTAATCTATTAGGGAATCCTTGTGCATTATATGGTGAAGTAAAATCAACATCATAAATGTTTTCAAACACAATACCCGCACCAACTACTTGAGACCCTCTTGTTAACACCCCTAAATATCTTTCATCTTCTTTGTCCCCAAACGCAGGAACCGTTATTGAAAAATCAACCAAAGACACCGATGGTCTTTGTCCCGGTAATTTTAAACCATAAGTTCTTGCGATATTATAGATAGACGACCTTTGTTGAGCATATTGTAAAACGGTCTCTTGAATACTTCTATCTATATGGTAGTGTAAGTTATCCGCAACCGCAGCGTTCAAGTCTAAGAACACAGAGAACACAGAAGCGTCGTTGAAGTCCTGTATTAATTCAGGGTAGTAAGTTCTTACATAGTTTAATAACTCAGTTCTTATTCCCTGATAATCTCTTGTAGTATATGATATATTACGATTTGCCATACAATATTAAATATTAATGATAACGAAATCACTCGGTCCGAAAGTACTCTTATCGGTTGAGTAATCTATTTTTATTTTTGCGGTATATTCTGAAGTCCCTTTACCCGGAAACCGATAAACAGATGACTCACTACTTCCCACCGTTGCGGTGCCCATAGCCAAATCAACTTCTTCTTGAGGGTCAGCCGGTGATATAGTAATTTGATTTAATAATAAATTCGGCATAAATGTACCAACAGCTTCCCTAATATCAGATTCAATTGCGTCAAAAGTTAACCCATCAAATGGTTCAAATAAAAACTCATAAAGTCTTGTCCCAAATGTTGGTAAATAATATCTTGAACCTTTTCGAGTCAAAAGTAAGTGAATTAAATCCGCCTTAATTTCTTGTGATTCTAATTCTGTAAGTTGTAGATAGTCACCTCTTACCGAATCCCTAAAAGGAAAATTAATACCATATGTTGTTCCGTTTGCCATATCTATAATTATAGTGTTATGATTATTTCTTATAAATACCTAAAAATAAAAAATCCCGACATTGCCGGGATTAATATAATTATCGGTAATTTTATTATGAACCACATCCAAAACATTCAAATTCTGAATCTGTTGGTTTTACTGTAGGTTCAACAAGATTCACTTTTGGTTT